ATCATACTTAGTGGATTCTCGTGCCAAAATCTCGTGTGGATATACTCTACCATTTTGATTCTTTGCATCTGACCGCTGTAATACACCATGAACCACTAAACGACCATTATTCTGTTTAATTGACTCGTTTATCTGTTCTGCTGTAATTTCAAATGGTAAATAATCTACTATTAATTGTTTCGACATTTTTTACTCCTATTTCTTAAATCTTTTATAGAACTCTGAAAATTCATATTTTGGTTTTTGTTCCACACCTTCACTAATTCTATTATATTCTTTACCATTAATTACTATTGATTCCTTTTCAATAGCTTTAGAAATTACATCTCTACGATTCTTTAGATAATCATCACTTGCATCTGAATCACCATCATTATCCACATCATCATCTTCTTTATCAACAGAATCTAAATCTTCTTTAAATTTATTCACTTGGTGTTTTTTCATTACATCTTCAAATGTAGGAAGTGGATCACCAAACTCCCTCTTTTCAAAAAATCTCTCATAATTTTCTTGTAATATGTGTTTTTTCATTCTATTTCTCCACTTTCATAAAATCAAATTCTTGATTCTTAAATGTATCTTCAAATTCTTCAACATAATCTTTTGCTAAAGATTTTCTATCTTTTTTTGGAAAGACATCTAATTGATTTCCACCGTAAGACCGAACATATCGTTTTGCTCCATCATCAATCAAATACAAAAAAGCCTTTTTGGCTAATCCTTTACGATATTTTCCGTTTTTCTTCTTTCTTGACAAATTCTTCAATATCGGCATATATCTTTGACTATATAGACTAGCATCATTATCAATATAAAGTTTCAATTCCTTCATTTCGTCTGAAAGGTTGGCTTCTATTAATAAGTCTTTTAGTTTAATCACTAACTTTTCCTCATCATTATATTGTGTCTCAATTCTTCAAGTTTTTTAATCCACAATGTTAATCTTTTAATCATATAGTTCTTATCAACATCTTTGTTTTGTATTTCTGTGTGCCACCGTTTTAATAAAGTCGAAATACTAAACAAAGAGTCCAAAAAGGACTTTCTGTTTTTTTCGAATGTCATAATGTTTAGTGTAATTGACCAACTTTGTTAGCTAAATTAACTAATCTCTCACTTATTTTACTTAAAGCTTTATGTGTATTCTTCCAATATGACCGTGAGTCAACATTTAACTCTGTTTTTAATCTAACATTATTTTTAACAATACTTTCTAATTCTTTTAGAGAATCACGTGTTTCTCTCATTGCCATTCCAATTTTTTGTTTAGGAGTCATAGTGTCATCATTCCTATAATCGTGATATTTACCTTCATTTACGGATTCAGATTTCCAGCCTTTTTGTTGTGCCATTTTATCTATTTTAAGCCAATCACTTCCCAAAGTACGTTCCATTTTTTTCCAATCTCTTGGGTTAGTTATTGCCATCTGCTTAAAAAATCTCCACATTCCTTCCCAATTAGGCTCTACATTAATAGTTCTAGCTTCCTTTACGGATTCTTTCCTCAACTTCGGATCCTTTGGTTCAAAATTATCCGTTCCTATGGTTGGATCTTCATGGCCACCTTTGTACCCGGCTTTGCCTTTTTTCTTACCTTTTTTATTACTACCACCAAATGCGTGTGGTGTATTATAGCTACCACCTACACTTGCAGTAGAATTGGCCTCTTCCATTTCTTGTTTAATTAATTCTCTAATTAATTTACGAAATGTATCTTCTTTAATTCGTGACATTCCTCAACTCCTTAATAAGTTCATAATACCTCATTAATGCAACTACTTGTTTATCCTTAACCACTTTACCCTTAGATAAGGTATCAGCCTGTTTAATTGCCTCAGTTAATTTAATTTTTGTAATATCGTCATTTACTTTAGGTTGGAGTTTAATAAGAATTTGTTTTACTTTTTGTATTTCACCGTTTACAAACTCTCGTAATGAATTAGTATTAGAAATATTATTGATATATTCTTTTAAAAGATTTCTTTGCATAGAATTAAGACTCTTATACTTACCATTGAAGTTTTCGACCATCAATTGATAAGATAATGTCTGTATGTCTTTATCCTCTTTCTTATAATCAGACATAACTTCGCTATCCACTTGAACCCTTTTAACCTTATTACGAGTTATATGTTCGGTGATACAAAATGAACTCTCTACCTCATCAGTTGGATCAAAAATATCAGTTGTTTCTGCTAAAAATGTTTTATATATTGAAGCATAAACTTTAAAGTTTGGAATTCTAGCTCCAAAAAAATCTTCGACTTTATAATTTTCTTTAATCTCTTTAATAAGATTATATTTTTCAACCCGAAGTTTTTTATTTTGTAATTTCTCTCGTGACTTCAAAACTACTTCTAATAATTTTTCTGCCTTATGAGACGAATTGTAATTTTCCTTCAATAACGCCTGATACAGTTGGTTTTCCTTACCAAGTTCTGTATTCTCGTTAAAGAATTCTTTTAGCATCTCTACTGATTTAGAGTTTTCACCTCCATTCATCATGTCTACGGTGATTTGACGGGATAATAATTCAAAAAGAATTCCCGTATTCTTTATCTTTGAGTGCTTAACGCGTTGGGCCATAATTTATGCTCCTAAATTGTATATTCTTCATCTATAAATATAAAAACTTCTAATAATTCATCATTTAAGTTTCGTTTAAAGATGAAGATACCTCATTTTTATATTCTTGTTCAACATCAGAAGTTTCCGTTATTATTTTAACTTCTTCCTTACTGACTTTACCTAAACTTTTCTTTAATTTATCATAGTGAGCCAATGCCAGTCCATATTTTGGACTACCACTACTACCTTTTCTCTTATCGTGAGAACCGAGTGGATCACGACCTCTTACACTTGAATCTTTTTTGTGTTTAGGTCCTTCCTTTGGACGACCACTTCCTGGCCAACCATCATCGGGCATCTCCATTTCTAATTCTCGACTTGTTCTTCCCATTCCAGGAGGTGCTCCACCAGGTGCTCCACCTTCTTCTCCACCACCAGCCATTGCTCCTTGTGTTCCAACGGCCTCTTCACTTTGAACAGGATCATTACCCTCATTCTCAATTTGTGACCATCTAAACTTTCGTTTTTGGTCTTTTAGTAGTCCAAGTCTAACATCTTTCTTCTCTTCTTCTGAAAATTTGAAAATATTATCATAAATCCATTCTGTATCTGCTATTTTAGAATCCATAAGACTTGAAGCAAGACTTTGTTTATTATTCCACAACTCAATCTTTTCTTCTTCGTATATTGTAGATGGATTTTTTAAATTTAATTCAAAATCAACAAGGTCTGCATCTGTATATCCTTGTGAATACAAATGAACTATTGCAATTTTTGTTAATTCACTCGTAACAATTCTCTGTATTCTTTCAATTGTACGAGCAAATCGTACATCTTCTGCTGCCAATGTTGATTTACTACCAGCTGCTTCGTCATATCCAAGAAATGCTTTAGGTATCTTTAAGGATGCCATCATTTTATTTCGTAAATATTCAATATCATCTACTGCCTCATAAGTCAATCCAGCTAAACTATCAATAGATGTTCCACTATCTCCACCTCGAACTGGTAAAAAGAAATCCTCTGTTAGATTTTGGATATTATATTTTAAATTATAATCACCGGTTGTTGTATCCATTACAGGTGCCTTCTTCATTTTATTCATAATTTTTTGCATAAAGTTTTCAACTTCTGCAGGTGGAATGTTTCCAATATCAATTTTAAATACTCTCTTTTCAGGAGCTCTCATAATTCTATGAATTAACATCGCATCTTCCATAAGGGATAATTGTTTCCAAATCTTACGACCACCTTCAATCATACCTTTACCATAAGGTAAAAAGTTTGAATCGGATAGTAAACGAAAATGTGCTATTTCATAATTTTCTAATGTTTTTCCGTGTGTCATATGAGAACTATGACGTGAATCTCCATTCTCAACTATAAATTGAGTATAATATGGATTTTCTTCATCTTCTCCTTCAAGACGAGTAACATCATATGTTGAAAGTGGAACTACATTTGTAACTCCGTACTTTTCCTTGACATCTAAATAAAGATAAAAATCTCCATATTTACATAGATTACGAACCCACGGCCATAGATTGAATTCTATATTCAATACGTCATAAAACAAATTATGTAAAATATCATGTATATTTTCATTCTCTGTTGTTATGTCTAATACCTTACCATATTCATTCTTCATTGTAGATTCATCTGCATAAATGTCAAGTGCACTTGATATAATTGCATCATTATCCATTTCTTCATAATCTCTAAACAACCCAAGTCTTTGTGCCTGAAAACTAATTGACTGTGAATGTCCGTATCCACCGGCCGTTTGAGTAGTATGAAGTCTTGACCATCTATCTACAAGACTATTTTTTGAATGTCCCTGTACTTTATTAGTATCAGCAACTTTTAACTTTTTTCCACCTGCATGTCTTACAATTACATTTGTGGAGAAAAGTCGTGTTAATCTTGCTCTTAAATTTGTTTGTGCCATTTTATCCTCTTATTATTTTACTAACCAAGTTAAATCTTCTTTTGTATTTCCAGTTTCCATTACCCAATCATCTGTTTGGTTTTCGGTTGCTGTATATACCATATCATAATCTAACATTTTATCTAAGACTGTTTTCTGTAGGGCGATACCTTCTGCACTTAATCTAAGTGCCGTATCTCTTACCCACAATCCAATTGCTAAACTCATTGTAAGGTCATCATTATATCCTGACATTGCTTCAGCCCTATTATTATTCCAAATAAAGACAAATAATTCATCAATCAATCTGTCCGAATGGACAATAAGTGATTTTTCTCTGAAATATTCCTCTAATTTTGCTATTACCAATGGTCTTGTTTTCATTGTCATACTGAATCCAGGTACCATTTGTCTTTCTGAATTTCTATATCGGTTTGTTACTTGTCTTGCAATATCAACATACCGTAAATCTTTACTTGTATAAAATAAGTTATCGTATTCCCTATCAATTACTTGTTGAATAGCTGCCCAACCAATACTTGAGTTCTCAATCACAAGTAATGCGTTGTTATACTCTACAGAAGTATTCATACATAAATTACCAAAATCTTTGGTAGAAATTTTTCCCTTGTATTCTGCCACTTGTTCCATACTCTCTATTTCTATTACATGAAATGCAGAAAAGTCTTGTCCATCACCACGAGCAACGTCAGCGGCTACTACATAATTCTTTGTATAATTAGGTTGCCTATATATCCATAAATTACTATCTATTCCCCGTTTCTCAATAGGTTCTTCTACGTGTTCCTTTTTATATTCCTCTAAAATTCTTGGATCAACCACACTTTGTCCAGAAGTGACAAAGTCACAATCACATTCTTGTGCGGCCATTGAAGGACCTAACAACTTATCTTGTTCATCTCTCCATTCCTGTCCTCTATCTGGATGTAATGTCCAATGTAATTTAATTGTATTCCAATCGTTTGTTCCATTTTCTGCACCTACCCAAGTTTTATGAAACCAATTACCAACACCATTTGGTGTAGATAGTGCTATACATTGACCACCTGTTGATAGAGTACTTTGTGCGGCAGTCCATATTGTATCAATTTTATGAATGAAAGCTGCCTCATCCAATATCAGTAGGGATAGAGCTTCTGAACGACCACTATCTTCACCACTTGATATGGCCTTTACTTGAGAACCATTAGAGTATCGTAGTGATAGTTTGTTATCCTCAACACATCCTGACCTTACCCAACTTGGTAGATTTGCGTGCATCACACGAATCTTTGTAACTAAATTTTTAGCAGTATCTTGTTTGGTTGCAATTACCAATATATTTTTATCCGTTTGGAAAGTCATCATCCATAAGGAGTATCCAGCAGTTAAGGTTGAAATACCTAACTGTCTAGCCTTTAAAATAACATTATAATTATTATTCTTAAACTGATTTAAAGAATCTTCTTGAAATTGATATAGTTCAAATGGAACTTTACCTTTCATTGGATGTTGAATTATGGCATACTTTCTTAAAAAGTACACGGGATCCTGTGCACATTTTAGGTATTCCCTTTTCATGACTTCTTTTATATTCGTATCACTCATTAATTTGCGATGTCCACTATTTTAATACCAAAATAAGTTGGAATCGTTACCGAGGCTACTCCATATGTAAAATATAGCCACTTGTTTTCATACCAACTTGGTTTTGCTAATCCTGCCAGTTTTATATTAGCATCATTTTGTGCTTTTATTGACACAATCTGTTTATCTTTTGCCACAATCAATAAAGAATCCACATTCATCTGTGATTCGTATTTCTTTATCAATTCATCATAAATCGTAATTTGAACTGACTTAGTACTATCAGAATATTGTAATTCTTTTATTTGATTTGCTATTCCCAATACCTGTTCGTCTGTCAATGTTGTCTGTGCAAACAATGGTATGGATAATAAAAATATCCATAAATGTTTCATATTCATTCCTTATCTATGTAATACGTGAACTACACCAGTTGCACCAATTACGACTTTTTTTGTTCCAATTGGATAAAGTGTATCTGCTGTCAATGAAGTTCCTGGTAATGTTCCACCATCTGATGCATGAATAACAACATTAGTTACATTTTCTACTATAAATCCTGCACCGGCATTTGAACCAGTTGCAAAAAATGTTGTAGATGAATCAACTTTTGTTATTCTATTGTAATCACCGGAGGACCTATAGTCTGGTTGTGACCTATGAGTACTTGGATAAGTTGGTGTTGCCATGTTATTTTCTCCTTATATATAATTATTTAGATTTGGAAAATTTCCTCAAAAAATCTGCTGCATCATCCACATCTTCCTTTTCAAAGGTTACTTCCATCTTTTTCACTTCGTTTTTAGTACGAGTGAGTTTACTTTTTAATTTTGTTATTTGTTTTTTGTTTTTAGTCTTGTTTACTTCCAATTTTTTTACTTCCTTTGCAACTTCTTTTTCTTTTTTCTTATGTTCTTCTATTACTTTACCAAGTTCTTCTACTTCTTTTGATTTTTTTGCACTTAAAATAGTACTTAAACCAAAAAGTCCTAAAATACCAACTATGAGTTTCTTTAACCAATCCATGTTTACATCTCCATTATTTTTTTGTAAGTAGACTTACTTTCTAACTGTTTAGTTTTCGAAGGTTCATCAAATTCACTATCATCAGAATCATTATACTTACCGTACCCTTCTGCATCCCTATCGATTTTCTCATCAAACCCTTTATCGAAAATATTTACTGTGTTGTGTATTCTAAATGTGGTAGCCTTTCTACCATTTATAGTCGGCATCCCATGTTTATCTACCCCTATATCTTTTATTACCATTTTCTTGTTTTTAAATTTTCCTACAAGAATAGTATCACCTTTTTTAACATCTATTGTAATTGCCATTATTTAACTCCCTTTGGTAATAAATCAACTAATTTACCACCTTTCCATTCTCTACCGGCAACTTTACCTGAAATTCTGTGGTCTGTCCATTTACCCCATAGATTTTTATTTTGTGCAAATACTGATTCTCCACCTTTTTGTGCTTGTCTATATCCACTTGAACTTCCCATTGACTTAGAACCAGGTTCGGGTGTTGCTGGAATTCCACCACTTTCACTTCCTTCGGGTGGTGTGGTTGGTTTAATCAGAGTTTCTGCTGTAGAATGAAAATTTGCTGATTCTGGTGGAATAGTATATTCTTGTTTTCTG